CCGAAGGAGCGGAAGTCCACGGCGAAGCCGTTTTCTGCGGCGAAGGTCAAAGCCATCTTGATGGCTTCGCGGGGGGCGTTGGCGTCGATTCGAACGAGCATTGGTCAGTCTCCGTCGAGGGTGGCGTCTTTCGGTGGCCGATTTGCCGCCGATTGACGATTGAATGATACAACGGCAAACTACCCCCAGTCAATAGTAGTACTACCACTATTGACGGGGGGTAAAAACCGAAGAGAGGCCGAACCGGAGGGGTCGTGGGGGATGTGATGATGCGTGGAACTACCCCGGGTGAAGTCCTGCACGGAGCTGAAGCTCCCCGCGAGGACTCGGCGCCCCTGCGTGAATCCCGCGCCACGGCTTCGCCGTCCCGCGAGGATTGGGGGGAGGGGGAAGACTGGGAAGAGGGTCGCGTGGAATCCCCCGCCGGGACTTCGTCCTCCCGCGAGGATTTACGGGAAACCGGGACAGGTGGTACAAAACTCCCAGCAAAGCTGGGCCGTCCCCGAACCCTCGATAGACTGGCAATCGTGAAGCAGGTTTGCCGAGCTATCTCCAAGGGAGATAGTGTGAAAGACGCTTGCCGGGAGGCCGGGATTCGAGCCGCTAGGCTCCACGAGTGGGTGCGTGAAGACTCCGTCTTGGCGCAGGTATACGCGCGAGCGAGGGAACAGCAAGCCCATTCCCTTGCCGAGCGCGCCATCGCGGTATCGCGGGAAGCTTACGGGCGGGATACGGCGGGCGTGCAGGCGGCAAGGCTGGAGGTCGACACGCTCAAGTGGTACGTCTCCAAGATTGCCCCGAAGCTCTACGGGGAGCGACTGACCATCGAAGATGAGGGCGAGAAGGTCATCCGGGTCGTCTTCGAGGAGGCCGTCCCTCCGGGACGACAGGCCGTCGAGGCAGACTGGGAGCCGCTGGATGGCTAGCACACGGCGACACAGGAAGCCGGAGGCTACGCGCGACGCCGCGCCGCGTGAGACGGGGAGGACGGAGGGCGGACCACCCAGTTCTCTCGCACGCGCTACTACACCACCATCTCAGCAAGCGTCTAGTCCCCAGAAATCTGGCTCCGTAGTTCTCCCCGGGTTACACGAGGGCCAGAAAGCGGTGGAGGCGATGTTAGACGAGCGGCGGTTTGTGGCGTTGATGTGTGGCCGCCGGTGGGGGAAGACCAAGTATGGGGTTCGCCGGGCCGCCGTGATTGCCTTAAACGGGGGGTCGGTGGGCTGGTTTGCCCCGACCTACAAGATTGCGGGTGAGGCGTGGCGTGAACTCGTCTCCCGCCTCTCCCCTGCCGCCCTGCATATCCACCAAGATGACAAGCGGATTGAGCTGAAGGGGGGTGGGACGGTAGAAGTCTGGACCATGGACGCCCCCGACCCCGCCCGTGGCCGCCGATACAACTTCGTGGTGCTTGACGAGGCTGGTATTGTCAAGGGCCTCCTAGGCATCTGGCAGGCCGCCGTCCGCCCAACCTTGACCGACTTCCGTGGGAAGGCCCTGTTTCTGGGCACCCCCAAGGGCCGCTCTGGGGAATACGCACGGCTCTTCGCAAACGCTGAACGCGGGGAAGACGGCTGGGGCGCTATCCGGGCTGAAACGATTGACAACCCGTGGATTGACCCCGAAGAAATCGCCTTGGCCCGCAAAGAGCTGCCCGAGGAGATTTTTAATCAAGAGTACCGGGGCATCCCAGCGGACGACGGCGGCAACCCTTTCGGCCTAAAGGCCATCCAAGACTGCCTGGCCCCACTTTCTAAAAATACTCCGGTTGTATACGGTATTGACTTAGCTCGCGCAGCCGACCATACCGTGGTCATTGGACTTGACGCCTATGCCGTGGTGTGTCATGTCGAGCGGTGGCAGGCCCCGTGGGTAGACACGCGCCGTCGGATTTTCCAGATGGTAGGCTCTACACCCTGCGTGGTAGACGCTACCGGCGTGGGTGACGCCATTGTAGAGGACTTGCAGACCATGGGCGTCCTTGCCACGGCCTTCAAGTTTACCCAGCCGTCCAAGACCCTCTTGATGCAACGCCTGATTACGGCTATCCAGACCCGGTTTCTGGGCATTGCCAACGAAGGCTGGCTGGTGGGGGAGCTGGAGATGTTTGGATACACCCATACCCCCAACGGCGTCCGGTATGAAGCCCCGTCCGGCATGCACGACGACGGCGTCATGGCCTTAGGGCTCGCCCTGTATGGCTGGGACCGCGTCCAATGCGCCAAGCCCACGGCTATTCCGGCTGTCATTGCCGTTGATGACCCGGCTATTGCATTTGCCAGCGATTCCACACACCTTTCCCAGCGCTGGGACTCCCAACTTCCCGAAGGATGGTAAGACATGCCGAATTACAGCAATAAGACAACCGGGGCTATTGACGCGAACGGCGAAATTGTATCACACGCCACGCGCTTCCTTGCCCCGGGTGTCATTTCGATTCAGGTCACCGGAACGTTTAGCGGCACGATGGCGCTTGAGGCGTCATTGGACGGACAGACGTTTGACGCCCTGCAGATGGTGGATGTGTCCAATGTGCATGGGAATAGCCCGGACACGCACACGACTGTCACCGCCCCGCATTTGCTTTGCACAGACGGGTTTGCCTTGGCCTATGTCCGCGTTCGCGCCACGGCGTGGAGCAGCGGCACGGCAAACATCACGATTGTTACGCTCAATGGCTGACCTGATTGCCGCACTTGCCGATGTGCTGTGGCCGATAACGTGCTACGCTATCGCCGACATGATTCGGAAAGAGTGGCAAGGCAGGCACAAGCCTGCGGCAGAAGCGGAAGTGGTGGTGCCGGACGACTTGATGGCGTATGCCATGTCACATAGCGAGCAATGGGCGCAAGAAGATGCACTGCGCGCCATCCAGCAAAGCTATGAGCAATGGAAGGACTGGAATCGCGTGCGGGCCGCTATGGGCATTGGGAGAATAGACTAATGGCAAACCCCCCGTTGGATGATGACGCGCTTGGTGCGCTAAACTTTGCGGCGTTTCTGGATGTGCCAGAGGACGCCGAAGAAACGCCCAACGAAAAGGTTGCGCCAAACGCCCCGACGCCGGACGGCGTGAATAAGGCGGAGCAGCGAAAGGCCATGATGCGGGCGCTGTACGGCGATGACTTCCCGCTCATTCACGATGAAACTGATGACGCGGCGTGGTCGCGATGGGCACGGCGACTGTGGGCATCGCGCCGAGCGGCCGTGTCGAAGCACATGTACCTGATTCAGCGCAACCGCATGATGCGGTCGGGCAATCAGTGGGTGTCCTCCTCCAATGGCGCGCCGTGGGCGGAGCCGCCGCGACCCAAGGAAGCCGCTCGGGTCGTTTATAACTTGATTGACAAGGCGCTCGACCAGCGCCTCCAAATCTTGACGGACCAGCGCCCCGGCTTCTCCATCTCTCCGGCTACGCAGGACCCCGACGATAAGCGCAAGGCGTATGCGCGCCAACTCGCATGCGAGTTTCAGTACGAGCAGATGGCGATGGCGCAGAAGGCCCGGGAAAGCGAGTACTGGGCGCAGACCGACGGCGTCAGCTTCTGGCATTTGTTCTGGAACCCCGATAAGGGGCCGTGGGACGAGCGGATGGGCGAGAACGGCGAGGCCGTCCCGATGGGCGATTTGGACTGCCGCGTCCTGCGTGTTGAGCAGGTGCGCGTGAGTCCGGAGGCGACAGCGACGATTCCGCCGTCATGGATGGTGATTCGAGATGTTATCCCCAATGCCGAGGCTGTGGCGCGGTGGGGGTACATTGGCGCGCAGGCGTCTGATACGATGGAGTATGTGGGCACATCCAATCAGGATGTGCTGGTGGGTGGCTCAGAGTTCAACGAAGATTGGGTTTTGAGCTATACGACGGTGGGTGAGGGCGAACGGCTACGAGACACCGAAACGACTGAGCGATACACTGTCTATCTGGCGCCGCAGCCCGACATCCTACCAGCGGGCCTTGAAATCGTCGTAGTTGGCGACAAGGTCGTGTTTGGCTATACCGACTTGCAGTTTGGCGTCATCCCGGTGGTCCGGGTTCCTGATGGGTCGTCTGACCCGTCGTACTATCCCCGGCCCATTATGGAGCAATGGATTGATTCGCAGGTCCGCATTAACGCCTTGCTGTCCAAGTGGGTCGAAAATATTCGCGTGAACTCGGGCGGACGGTTTTTTGCTCGCCCCAATACGGTCGTGACCGAGACGTTCTTGGGCGGCGTGACCTCGATGATTGAAGTCAAGGGTGCTGGAGGGTTGTCGGACAGCATCCAGCCGTTCAATGGGTTTTCTGTTGGCAATGATGTGAAGGAAGCGCTGGCGCTAGAGAAGTCTGCCTTTGAGGACGCCTCTGGCTATAACGCGGTTTCTCGCGGTCAGGTCACTGGCGAGTCAGGCCGGGCCATTATTGCCAGCCGCGAACAGCTAGAGCGCGTGTTTGCGCCGCCGGTGCAGGCTCTTGCGCAAGCGTTTACCGACTGGTGCAAGGTGTCGCTCGCAATTATGGCGTGGGGCTACGATTTGCCGCGTTCACTGGGCACGGTTGGCCGCTCGCGTCCAGACCTTGCCCGCGATATCACTGGACAGGACCTTGACGGCGCCATTGATGTGAAGGTTGAACCGGCAACGATGATGCCGATGCCGCTCAGTTTCCGGCTGTACATGCTTGACAACTGGGTCCAGTCTGGGGTTATTGACATGAAGGAATACCGGCGTCGGCAAATGTTTGCCGTCACCCGGGATATCTCGACGCCGGACGAGGACCAAGAGGCACGGGCGCGCCGCATTAGCGATGCTTTGCTGCGTGGCATGGATGTGCCTCCGATTCGGTGGCAGGACAACGAAGCGATTCATCAGGATGTGCTGGAGCGCGACATCATTCTTCAGGACGACCTCCCGCAAGCGGTTATTGCGGCGGCGGAAGAGCGGTGGATGGCGCTGGCGCAGCAGGCCCAGCAAAAGCTGGCACAACAGCAGGGTCCGATGCCCGGTATGCCGAGCGGCATGCCGGAAGGAGGACAGGGCGAAGCGGGTGCAGCCCTTAATGCATCCGCCCTCCCACAGGGTCAAGTTCCGCTGGCCGCTGCGAACCCGCCCGTTGGCGCCGCCCAAATCGTATCTCAGATTCTGGGTGGTACTCCCGACGCCGAGCAGGCCGCACGAGTCCGTGAGACGCAGACCATCTCGTAAGGAAGCCCATGGCACAGTTTCAGGACGACATCACGACGGAAATCGACAGTGTCACCGCCGATGTGATGAAGCAGTTCGTGAGTGACACCCCCGATGAGACGCCCGACGATACGCCCGCGCCTGAGGCCGAGGATTCCTCGAACCCTGACGCAAGCGCCGACGAGGAGTCACCTGAGGAGGAATCTTCGGAAACTGAGGCGGAAGAGTCCGAGGAAGCCGAAGAAGACGCCGAAGAGGAGTCGGAGGAAGAGTCGCCCACGTTGCCCGAAGGCATGGTGGCCGTCCCTACTATTACGGACAAGCTGGTCACCGAGTTTGTCGTCAAGGACAATGCGGGGGAAGAGGTTGAGCCCCCGGCCTTGATGATTGAATACAAGGCCAATGGCAAGGTGCGGAAGGACCGTCTGGACCAAGTCGTCAAACTGGCCCAATTTGGTGTGTACAATCAGGAGCGCGAGCAGAACCTCTTGTCCCAGCAGGAGGAGATGACCAAGGAGGTCGAGTCCATCACCGAACAGTTGGAGGTCCGCGAGGACCAGTTGCGCCGACTGCTAGAGGATGAGGAGGCGTATCTCAAGGTGCGCGAGCGCTACTTGCAGGAAAACGCCCCGGAGAAGCGGGTCGAGCGTGCCGAGTCTGAGGTCAAGGAAATCAAGAATCGGCAGGCGGCAGAGCGGCAGCAGGCGCAGGCGGAAAAGTTTTATACGGGAGCCGTGGTTCCTGCTCTAGAGCAGATTGCCACGGATTACCCTGAGGTCGATATGGACGAGGTGACAGCGCAGTTTAGCGCGGCCTTGGTCCCCGTCATGCGCAATGGGGTCGTTCCGCCGGATATGTACCCGCAGGTCGAGCAGTATATTGAGACCGTCCTTCGGGAGTGGGCGGAACAGAAGCACACGGCTCGCGTCCAACGCTATAACGGCGAAAAGGCGAAGGCCGAGAAGGAAGCCGAGGCAGCCAAGGTTGCGGCAGCTAAGGCCAAGCGGACAGCGGCGACCGCCGTGCGTCCGGCCACCCGGTCGGGAGCAACACCGACCAAATCCACTAAACCCAAGGCTAACATGTCGGTTGAGGACGCTGAAGAAGACGCTCTCAGCTCTGTGTTGGCATCACTTCGTACTTAGGACTAAACAATGCCTGCTCCAGTTGTTATTTCCGACAGCGAGCTTACTGGCCTGCTCAAGAACGTCTACAGCCAGTACCGCGTGAAGGTGCAGAACCTCGTGACCCCGCTCCTTGCCCAGCTCCAGACGGCGAAGGCGGGCGGCCCCCGCAACATGCGGTGGGGCGGCAACGGGGTGTACTTTGATGTGGTTGTTGGGCGTCCGGCGGGTGCCGTGTTCTCCACGAACGGCTACTTCCCGAGCGACACGACCGCGACCGAGCGTCAGGCCAATGTGGGTGTGGTCCGCGCCTACACCACCCGGCAGATTGACGGGCTGGCGTTTGCGGGCACCCGCTCCAAGGAGGCCGCGTTCGAGACCATCGCCAAGAAGACGATGGAGGAAATCCGTGAGGCGTCGAGCCAGCTCATGCAGCAGGCGCTCCACAATAAGCCGGATGGCGTCATGGCCCTTATCGGGACCAGCGGCGTGACCAGCACCACTGAGATTGTCGTTACCTCGCCCTATGGCGTGGCTAGCGCTGGTCAGGGTGGCCTGCTCCTCACCATCGGCGACAGCATCGCGGTCCTTAACGGGTCCACGAACGCCGTCCGTGGTCGGGCGCAGATTACTAACCTCACCAACTCTGGCGACAACGCGACCCTGACCCTTGGGACCGCTATCGCCTCGATGGCTGATGCGGACAAGATTGTCAAGCTCACCTCGAATACGGCTGATGCCTATTCGACGACCTATGCCATGAACGGTCTCATCAACATCACCAACCGTGGCGGGTCGTATGCGGACCTCCATGGCATCTCGGCGTCCACCTACGCTATCTGGAATTCGGTCCAGATGAGCGCTGGCACGGACACGCCGGATGTGAACCAGCCGACTGAGTCGGATATCTGGGACCTTATCCAGCTTATCGCGGCGCGGTCGGGCAAGGATGCCTCGAAGCGTCCGGGCGAGTTCCTGCTCATGACGACCCCGGGCATCGCGAAGAAGCTCATGGAGTCGATGGTCGCCCAGCGCCGGTTTACGGCTGGTGAGATTGCGACCACCATCAAGGGCGGCTACAAGGCAGTCGAGATTTGCGGCATTGCCTGCGTGACCGACCCGTATGTTCCTGCGGGCACCATCTACCTCATCCATGTCCCGTCCCTCTCGTGGGTGGACGCCAAGGATTGGGGCTATGTGGAGTTCGAGGGCGCCGGGCCGTGGCGCTGGCTGCAGGGCCGCGATGCCTTCGAGACGACCTATTCGTGGTACGGGAACCTCGCGTGCCTCCAGCGCAATGCGCACGGGAGCATCACGGGGTACACCGACACGAAGCGCTACACTCACGTTGTCTAACCTCTGACCGTGCGGGGTGGGGCTTCGGCCCCACCCCCCATGGAGGACTCTCATGGCTTTCAATTTCTTTAGCCCAAAGCCCGGGCGGTTTGGGGTGGCCTCGACGCTTCTGGTCGGGCGCTGCAACGCTACCATGGCGAACGGCGTCATCTACAACTTCGGCTCGCATCCGGCGAAGTGCGTCATTAATCAGGCCGTGGTTTCTGCCGGGACGGTTCCGGTGTCTAATGCCGGGACCATCACTGGCGTGCTTCAGAAGTACGATGCCTCCGCGAATGCGGCGGTGCCGCTTACGGCTAGCACCAACCTCGAGACGCTCGTTGCGCACGAGGGGCGGAACATCACCCTTCTGGCGACCCTGACGGACGCTCAGAAGACCCTTGACACTGGTGACACTCTGCGGTTTGTCATCACCAGCGGAACGGTTGACACCCAGCCGGTGGACCTTATGGTCAACACCGAGCTTCTGGTTCTTGAGTAATATCAGTGAGCGTTATACTTTATAACGCTTCCGGCAACCCCGAGCCGTCGCCTGACATTCAGCGGCGGCTTCGGGCGCTGGACCACCGGCTATTTCTGGAGTTTTTGCCAGATTTTGCCAAGCACTGGGCGGTTAAGTGCCGGTGGAGAGAGGATGATAGGCGCTGGGAGCGGGTCCGGTCGGGGGCAATTGGCGAGACGCAGGCGGCTGACATCATTGGCTGGCTGCCGGTAGATTGCTCCGTGGACGAGGCTCCGGCGTATTTGGAGCGAGCGTTGGGTATCTTTAGTCAGAAGTCAGCGGACCGGGTCGCATTTGATGTGGAGCGCTGGAATACGGTAGGCGTGCAGGAGCAGCAGTTTAACGATGCGTTGCGGGACTTGGATGCCAGTCAGTACGGGCAGGCTGAGGACCGCGTGACTGGCCATAGGACGCGGCATGTAATCGCGTAAGGGGGATGGGGTGGCTGCACTGACGATTAACCAGCTTTTGACCCAAGTGCGCCGTATGATGGACGCCGTGGGGAGTGACCGCTGGTCGGATGCTGAGCTGGCGGACACGCTGAGCTACGTCTATGACGCCGAGTGGAGCCGCCTTTTGCAGGCCGCTCCATACTATCGGTTCCAGTCCATCGCCCTGACGACGGCCACGGCAGGGACCTTCCCGCTCTCGTCGCTCAACACGGGAGCTGGCAATAGCCAAAAGAACTTCTTCCGCATTCTGTCAATTAACGACGGAAACGTGGAGTATTCCGAGACGCGGTATCAGGATGTGCCGCTGGGGACAACCTCGGCATACATGCCCTATCTTCGCAAGTTCTACTATCTGGCCGGAACGAATTATCAGATTCTTCCGACCGGGGCGGTGGCGCTCAATGTCGTTGTCAACTACAAGCCCACCAGCCTGCGAGACTATGTCGATGACGGGGCGACCGACAAGTGGGACATCCCCATTGACTGGCCGGAAAACAGCGAGCAGTTGCTGGTGTATGAGACGGCAGCGCGGTCCTTGATGAAGGGTGGCGAGAGCATCGCAACGGCAAATACGTTCTTGCAGATGGCAAATGGCGAGCGAGCTGACTTCCTTGACGAGGCGCGCCGCCGGACCATCAATCCGACCCGGATGTCCTATTCGGACATTGCGGCTGACTGGAGCGGCTGATGCGCGACGGGCAAGCCAGTTTTGCCGGGGGTCTCAATACCGTCTCGGACGATATTGCCCTGCAACCCAATCAGGTGCGGCTGGCGCAGAACGCCCGGCTTACCGATTACGGGGCCATTATCAAGCGGTATGGGAGCGTCAAGCTCGCTTCAGCGGCACTGCCCGCGCAGCCACGGAATGGGTTTAGCTGGTTCAA